ATAACTGGTCCGTTGTGCCAAACTGTGGCACCGTCAACAAGGCGGAAGCCACCAATGAGATCATCTTCATCAGTTTCAATAGTAATGTTTACACGAATAATTTCTCTTTTAAGTTGAGCACATGCTTGTTCTACTCCAAAAGTTTTTCCATTACCAGAAAGACCTGTAATGAAAGTAGGGTAAAACAACTTAGAAGAAATAATCTTTTTAAGGTCTGTAAAAGGACCAAACTTAACGAATGTTTCATCTTTCTCTGGTACAAGATCAGTCTCTACTACTCTCTCAACAGAAGGAGCACTGAATGAACGTTCAATGGTCTCTACTGCCTTTGTAGTAACTTCAAGGTTCCATTTACCCTTCCCAACTTTATATTGCTTTATCTTCTTAGTTACTGTCTGATAGGATATATCATTTAGAGCACAAAATCCACGAACATCAGCAGTAGTAAATTCAGTGCCGTAAGTACTTTTCAAAGAATCAAAAATTTGATCTTCGGTCATTTTAACTTCAAAAGTCATTGTGTGGCGTTTTATTTATGAACATATTATAGTACTAAAAGGGGGTTATATGAACCCCCAGTGGACACTTTATCAAGCGACTAACTCTATAAACTCACCCAACACCTTTTTATTCATCTTCTTGCATTGAAGACTCTTAACGAAAGCACGTTTAATCTGTGCCTTTGTTGCATCTTCTTCAACTTCAAACTCATCCTCATTTGAAAGTGCAGTTGATAAAAGACCAAAGTAAGTATGGTATCCAGAATTCTTAATAGCAAAAGACTTTTCTTTTCTCCACCTATTCATTACAATTCCATATTCCTTACTCTCCTCTTCAGTATAACGACGTATGAACTGTCCAGCATCCCTTTTATTAAGAATACGAATACCAATAAAATTAGTATCAGGATATGTTTGACGTAAATCCTTAATAAGTAAATCACTTACATCTGCCCAGTGACCTAAACCTTCACAAGTATAAGTATGTCCTGTCTTACGATTTCTTATAATACATCTTTCACTTACATAATTACTACCCATATACCCACGATTCTCAAAGTTCTTACTATATCTTAAAGGAGAACCTTCACCATCTGTAAGAATTACACACTGAACCTTTTCAAGATTATATTGAGTTTTAAATTGTGGGATTAATTGGTGAAGAGATATTAGAGTTTCATTTAATGGAGTTCCAGAAAGATTCATTCCCAAAGGACAACTATAACCAACCCAATTATTATTGCGATTGAATCCATATCCAAGACGAAAAATATCTTTCATCTGACCATCCAAATCCTTAGATCTAACCTTACTACTGAATAGATTCATCAGAGAGAATGTATCTTCTACAAGAGCTACTCCTTCTTCCTTTTCATATGCAGGTAATCTTATAGAATCTCCGTGAGGAGGATAACACTGAGTAAATGCATACACCTCAAATGGAATATTAACCTTCTTACAGAACCATAAAAGATTATATAATTGCTTAATAGTATCCTGCATCACAGGTGCCATTGATCCAGACCAATCTAAAATAAAGACTAGACCATGATTTTTACCATCAGGTATTACAGTAACTTTCTTAAAGAGATCTTCATTAAACTTATAGGTATGAAGTTTTGTTGTATCTAATACCCCAGTTTTAGAAGTAGTAGCACGAGCATATGCACTAGCAGATTTCTTACACTCAAACTCCTTAACTAAGTAATTGACTTCTTTCTGTGCAGATCTTTTAAACTTAATAAACTCTTCATCAACTCCTTGAAATAGATCCTCACTAAGAGTAGTATATTCACTTGTTTTCCACCTCTCACTTTCATCATTCCAATGAGATCTAATACCCTCATAGATCTGTTCATTTGGTATAATAATATTCTTTAAATTTAACTTTGGCAATTCAACATATACCTTTTCATGTTTATTACTAGTATCTGTAAGATCTTTAAGTGCATCTTCTAATGCATCAGCAGTTTTTATTTCTGGTTCATCACTACCAAACTCACCACCTTGATTAGTTGGTTGACTAGACTTCTGACCTCCTTCACTTTCACCCTCTTCTTGTCCAGAAGCTTGATAATCTAAATCAGTTTCTTCCTTTTCACTTTCTTGTTCAGAATCTATATCTAAATCTAAATCACCATCTTTACTATTAATTGCAACCTGCTCTGTATTCTGCTTCTGCTCTTCCTTACAATATTCATAAAGAGCTATTGCTGCTTTTAATGTATCATCAAAAGTTTCAGCTTTATCGATCAAATTGACAATCTGTGCCTCAGAAGGCGAAAAAGATATATCAACCCACGAACCAACCTTGTTATATAAATTAACCCTATCAGCAAGATTAAAAGTAGTAAGATCTTCACCATCTATATCAAAAAAATCTTGATCATTCAGTTCATTATATCCTTTATAGAAAGTTTTGGCAATACCAGCATATCTCCTCTTCATCAACTTCTCAATTCTCACATCCTCTACAATATTAACAAATGTCTGAGGAACCTTAACCTCTAATGACCAATCTCTATCAGGTGTATAAAGGGCATGACCAACCTCATGTGAAACCAAAGCATCATATACATTATTACTTGCTTTCTCCCACCTTGGAAGAGTTAATACACGAGTACGAACATCAAATTGTGCAGTCTCTACATTCTTATGCTCAACAACTAAGTCCTCAGTAGCAAGTAACTTTGCCAATTGGGATTTAATTTCTTGCTTAACTCGCATTTGTTTTTTCGTTTAATATACCTATTATACTAGAAAAGCGTCCTTTGGGGGACGCTTGTAGACGGTTTATCAATTGTCTACGTCTTGCCTTTGCAGCACGTAGAGCTTGAGGTTTAAGTTTTCTCTTCGGTTCTTTGCCCGAATTGTGTTTCCAGTTTGGAGTGTTCATTGTCATTCCCGTTGTCTTTCATCCAGTCTGGTAACATATCATCTGGTACTTCTTGGTTGAAGTAACCATTAATTTGTTCAGCTCTGATGTCATTGTTATTCATACTGATACTATACTACTAAATCCCTTAACTTTATCGATCCTTGTGACACTTTATTTATTGTTTATTAAATATGTTCCACCCATCCAGTAATAGTATACTTTGATTCGTAAGGTGCATTCACTCCAACATGCATATGTGTCCAACCAGCAGGCCAAACGTATAAATTACCAGCAACTGGTTTAGTTGTAAAATTTTGATGATGGAAATGTGTTCCACCACCATCTTTAATATCATTTAAATATATCATCCATCCAAAAATTCGTCGATTAAAAGGTTCTCCACTAGCGTACTCACAATGAATATGACTATAATAATTATTTGGTTTAAATTTTGCCAATTGACAAGTTGGATATACATGCCATTTATTAAGAGAATTAATTAATGGAAATTTTTCTTTATACTGAGATAACATATTTGATAATATATTTTCTAACCCAAAACCAGAAAAATCTTTAAAATCAATACGTAAACAAATTTCTAAATTATTTAATTTTTTATTTCCTGCTCCACCAGGTTTTGCTAAATTAATATTTTCTTCAAAATAATCTATAAGACGGTTGCATGATTCTTTTGAATATACACTCTCTATTAAATGTATGAATTGCATAAAGTCACCCTACTATACGACTAAATCCTTTAACTTTGTCAAACCTTATGACACTTTGAAATTTGTCATGCATGTCGGTCTTATGAGATATCACAAAGATATTAGCATCTTTAATTATAAAACGAATGATTTTGAGAAACTCTTCTGTACCAAAACCATCAAGAGAACTATCAAAGATTTCATCAAGGATAAGAAGATTGGTATTAACAGAATTCTTAACCCGTGCAACCTCTCTCCATGTAAAGAGTAGTGCTAGATCAATTCTCATTTTTTCACCTTCACTGAATGATGAATATGAAAAGTCTTCATGTATTGGAGACCTAACAGTTTCATTGAACTCTTCATCAAGAGTAAAATTGATATAGAAATCCATCATCTGCAAGTATCTATTAACCTGCTGATTTATAAAAGGTAGATATTTTTTAATAATCTTCGTCTTTACTCCATCATCCCTGAGTAGAGAATATGCAAAATCATGATGAGTGATTTCTTCTTTTCTTGATGATAGATCGTCTAATGTCTTTTCCAGATTTTCTTTTAACTCTGCTAACTTCTCATGCTCAATATTTCTGTTTGCAAGTTGGTCGGTAAATCTCTGAATCTCCGATTCCAAATCCCCGATTTGTCTTTGACAGCCAGAGATGCGAGTATTGTTTTGAGAAATGTCATTATTGAGTTTAGAAATCTCCTTGGATAATTGGGTGAACTGACGCTCTCGATCTTGTTCTAATTTAATGGTCTCTTCCAGATCTTTAAAACCCTTCTTGAGATCCTTTGCCTTATTTTGAACGTCAGCAATTCTATTTACACGAAACGATTCTTCTATGTCTTGAGTGCAAGTAGGACATACCGTATTATCTGTGAAAAACTTATGCTCCTTAGTAATAGTGGATACTTTTTGAGTAATTTTACCCTTCATATTATTAAGTTTCACTAACTTTTTAGAAGCTCCAGTAACATCTTCTTGCATCTTGATAAGATCAGTAATATCAGATTCTATAAGTTCATTTCTTTCAATATGAGTATCAACCTCAACACTTAATTCTTTAATTTTACCATTAGTTGCTTCAATATTAGTCTTCCCCTGTTCCTCCAATTCCTTAATAAAGTTTACCTGCATCTTAGCTTTATCTTTAATATTCTCCTTCTTAAGATCAAGAGATCTAACCTTTTCTTTTTCAAGACGGATCTTATCCTTAATCAATGCATTCATAGCAGAGAATATACGAATATCCAAAAGATCTTCAATAACATCTCTACGATTAGCACCAGTCAATTGCATAAAAGGAACAAAGGTGCTACTACCCAAAATAACAATCTGAGTAAAAGATTTATAATTTACTTTAAGGATATTTTCTTCTAACAACTTCTGATTAATACGATCATCCGATTCCTTATGTAAAGGATTGCCATTAACCTCTATATCAAATATATTTGGTTTTATCCCTCTTCTTACCAGATAATCTTTATTATTAACCGTAAAATTAATTTCAACTAAACAATCTCTCTCATTAGTTGTATTAATTAATTGACTCTTATTTATTTTTCTAAATGCTTTATTGAATAAACTAAAAGTTAGTGCATCCAACATTGTGGATTTACCTGCACCGTTTGTACCTATTACAAGGTTAGTCTTATTCTTTAGGAAATCAATCTCTGTCCAATGCTGGCCAGTACTCAAGAAATTCTTCCACCTAATCTTCTGAAACGTTATCATTCTTTGGAGGTATTACGATGTCGTCAGGTGTAATCACAGTATACTTGTAATTATACATCTTACACGTCTTAATTGCAAGCTCTGGATCAACTTCCACAACTGCCATTGGTTTATTATCAGAAGCATCATCCTCCAACATCATTGCATATCTCTCAGCATCATCTTCTGCCTCAAAAAGAAACAAAACTTTATCACCATACTCATCCTGTACGGCATATGCACCATCATCTTTTCTTTCTTTAAGTGTTAAAAGAAACACTATTCTACCTCGCAAGCCTGCCTATAAAGATCTTGGAAGATACCTTTTATAATATTTTTGTCATATTCAAATTCAGATTCGTCAATATAACGATTCAGAATTGATAATGTATTCTCATCTTCATCTATATCAAAATCTTCATTCTCTTGAATCTCAAAATTCTCAATTATCTTTAAGTCTTGAACACCCACTGAATAAAGTTTATCAATAAACTTATCAAAATCTTTTGGTTTAGACTTCTTACGAACAATAATCTTTACAATTTTGTTCTCATATTCAGTAGCATTAAACAGTTTGTAATTGGTATCCTCATAATATATGTTATAGAATAATTTATATGGATTATCAATTGGAGTATGAGTAAGGGTTTCCGTATCAAAAATAGTAAATCCCCTAGGATCATTCACATCATTCCAAAACATCTCATATGGATTACCCAAATAAAATATCTTACCATTCTCTGAACGTGTATGAAAATGACCTGAGAATACCTTTTCAAACTTATCAAAGATATTAATATCCATTCCAGTTTCCATCATATGTCCACGGGTAGCCCTGAATCCATTAAGTTCAAGATGTCCCATCACGATTCTACTGGTGGTCTTTTCTATTACTTTTTTACTCTCTTCATAGTTTTCACTATTAATCCAAGGTAAAAGAAGAACCTTTAATTTATCAAACTTTATTTCCTTTGCTTTTGAATAAGTCTTAATATTAGGATAGTCGGTTAATAAAAGTTCTGGTGAATTAACATCATTGGTATTTTTATAATAACAATCATGATTACCAGTAATTGCATGAACTTTATATTTTTTAAGAGGATTAAATACAACTTTATTAGCCCAATCAAGACTCTGATAATCCATAGACTTACGACTATCAAATATGTCACCCATATGGACTACTGTGTCTATCTTATGCTCTTCTAAAGACGGAAAGAAGACATTCTTATAGAACAATTCAAAGTAGTCATGTAGATGCTTAGAACCCTTTCTAGCACCAAAATGAGTATCGGTGATAATCGCTATCTTCATCTATTAGACTTATAAACGATATTATCTTTAATTGTATTATAATCAGAACTACTACCTGCTAATGAATTATCATCAACCATCATAACTTCATCAAATCCAGTTCTTTCAATGATTTTTGTTTTAATATCTAATTGCTTCTTCTCCTTCTGAATCCGTCTCAGAAAGGCATAATGAATGATTTGAGTAAAGTATGCAAATGGGTTTCTAGACTTCTCTGGATCGAAGTTATGGATGTATTGTACACAATTTTCAATGCCATCCGATATCATATCATCCCTAAACATATAATTCACAAAATTAGGTTTGTATGATAAGTGTGTAGCAATCTTTAAAAAGCAAGACCCAAGATAGTTTGTAATTCTTGGTTTTGTTAAATCATTTTCTTTTGCGTGTGCTACTTTTTCTCTATAAACAATTAATGCTTCCAGTAACTCCTTATTATTAACATAGTGTTCCGATTTCTTTTTAGGCATAGCATTTGGTTTCCGTCTTATAACATATAGGTATTATAACACATTTTCAATACTTGACAAGTTCCAGTTATACCAGTAGAATACCTTTGTAAGGGTTGATGGGGATATAATTAACTATCTTTATTAGTATTATAAGGTTTCTTAAAGATATCTTCAAGATACTTACGGGCATCTTCAACAGTAGATACGTATCCCATTTTATTGGAAACTCTAACTTGTATGTTTCCTTGTAGTTGATTAATGTCTAGTGCTCCCTTTTCATCATCAGCCATATATTTTTCATATATTGTTATAACTTTCTTATCTTTAATCTCAGTCATTGTAATTATTTTATCAAGAGTAAAAATAAACATATCATCATCTGCCAATTCCATCCAAGGTTGAATCTTTACATAACTGCCACCATGCAACATCTTCATAACCACTGGGCTATGTGCTATTATAACAGAATCTTCATTAGTTTCATCGATACAGACCGAAGCAACTATTTCTTCTCCTGATATTAGTTTTATTGATGCGTAAAAATCATCTCCCATTATTTCTTAAGCGGTATGTTTACAATATCATAGTTGAAATTCTCTTCATTGTAGATTTTGATTCTTTCAATTAAGTGATTTAAGGTGTAGTTTCTTCTTGCCTTATAACTGATGTCATCGGCAATGTCATATAACGTAGCCTTTACTTTTCCGTTACCTTTTCTAAGGACTCTACCAATGGATTGGAGGTTTCTAATTCTGGACTTTGAGGGGCTGGCGAAAATAACGTTGTGCAACCGCTTAATGTTAATCCCAGTGCTAAAAGTGCCATAGGAAGCAACGATAATTGCGTCATTTTCTCTTTCTGTAATTTCACGGATTTTCTCCCGATCTTCTGTAGCTACACCACCATGTACAAAAAATACATGACGACTAGTTTTCTTACTACTATTTATCAGTTCATATAATGGCTCTCCATGACCTTCTACTCTGGCAAATAGAATTAAGGTATTACCTTTAAGATCAAGAGCAAGATTTTTAATAAAGTTATTTCGCTGACCGTGAGTAATAATATACTGAACTTCATCCTCAAATGTTTCAAATTTATTCGGTGGGTGTTTCAATAGAAGCACATTAATATCCAATGTCGCAACATGACCCTTCTTCATTAACTCATCAGTTTTAATAATTTTATAAGAAGGACCAAATAATCCTTCTAATACCCACTTATGAGTTTGTGTTCCATCAAGTGTACCAGTAAATCCAAACCTATATTTGGCTTGGTGTAATTTTGTCATTATAGATATAAGTGACTTTGACTTAAACTGGTGCGCTTCATCCCCCACCACAACAGAGAATCTCTCAAAATATTTTCGGGGAAGTTTGTAGATT